ATTAACGCGACTTTGAGAAATACAACTTACACAAGTCCGGCTACGGTCTATGTCGGTCTTTACACTAGCGATCCTACTGACGCGAATACTGGAACTGAGGTTTCAGGTGGTTCGTATGCTCGGACTTCTGTAACGTTTGGTGCGCCTAGTAATGGTGCGACAACGAACTCAGCGAGTGTGGTGTTTCCTACGGCTACAGGGTCATGGGGAACGATTGGCTGGATCGGGATTCTGGATGCTGCTACTAGCGGAAATCTCTTGTATCACACGGCTTTGGACGAGGCTAAGACAGTAGGTACAGGTGATATTTTCACGATTTCGAGTGGCAACCTTAGCGTAACGTTAGCTTGATATGCCGTTCGTCGTTAATGACCGTGTAAAGGAAACGACTACCACGACTGGTACGGGTACTGTCACGTTAGACGGTGCTTCTCCGGGCTACCAGACGTTTGCTGCTGGCATTGGTAACGGCAATGTGACCTATTACGCGATTGTTCTAGCTAGCGAATGGGAAACCGGCATAGGTACGGTAGGAAGTGGTACGTTAAGCCGGGATACCGTTCTACAGTCCTCGAATAGCGATGCGAAGGTCAACTTCTCTGCTGGCTCTAAGGAAGTCTTTGTAACGTATCCAGCGGATAGGGCTGTTTACAAAGAGACATCAGGTAATGCGGTTCTATTCCCGATATGGGAAAACACACCTACGGTATCAGGTGCATATTCGATAACGTCAGGAAATCGTGGGATCAGCTACGGTGAAATTACTATTACGACAGGTTCATCGGTAACTGTGCCTACTAGCAGTTCATGGCTAGTTTTTGGTTAAGGAAAGAACATGAGTAACTTAAAAGTTCAGGGCAATGCGAGTGGTACAGGTACACACACTTTGCAATCTGCTAACACTAATAGCAATATCACACAGACGTTGCCTGACGTTAGTGGAGTTACTTTAGGGTTTTTGAATGTTCCGCAGTCAGGATCGGATAAGACCAGCTCTTATACCTTGGCTACGTCTGACATCGGTGAGTTTGTTGGTGTTGGCACTAGCGGATCGATCACTATCCCTAACAGCACATTTGCTGCTGGTGACATTGTTTCTATCTTTAACAATACGACAGGCAATATCACGATTACCTGCTCGATTACGACAGCTTACATTGCTGGAACGAATACAGATAAGGATACGATGACGTTAGCGACTCGTGGTGTAGCTACAGTTTTATTCATTAGTGGCACGGTCTGTGTTGTAACTGGCAACGTAAGCTAAGGGGCTGACATGAGTGGGATTATGTCAATGCTGCTAGGTGCTGTGTCATCTGCGGCTGCTGCTGTTGATGAGTTCTTTAACCGTGTCACTTTATTGCTTCCCGGCAACGGTACGAACGGAGCGCAGAACAACACGTTCCTAGACTCGTCTACTAACAACTTCACGATTACTCGCAACGGTAACACGACGCAGGGTACGTTCTCACCGTTTAGTCAGACGGGGTGGAGTAATTTCTTAAGTGGAGATTATTTAGCAGGTTCAACTAACTTATTTTCTACCACCATAAGTACTTTTACTATAGAGGCTTGGTTATATCCAACAGCATTAAATAGCGCCTTGGGTGAAAACATCATCATAGGTGATCAAGACCCGATAGGGGCTACACTTACGCTGTCTTCTTATATCAATAACAGCGGTCAAGTGGTTTTGGGTTGGTACGATGGAGCATCAAAAACTTGCGTTTCTGCCAATACGATAAGTTTAAATCAGTGGAGCTATGTTGCGATAGTAGTTAATAGCAATGCTATTTCCATGTATGTAAACAGCACAACTGCTTCTTCATTAACTGGAACCACAACATTAACAAATAGATCGCAGACAAATAATTTCACCATAGGGATGTACGCATCTAGTTTTCGTACAGCAAGATGGGTTGGTTATCTGAGTAACATCCGTGTATCGACTGTTGCTAGGTCTATTTCATCTATTCCTACTGCGCCTTACACATCGGATGCAGACACAAGGTTGCTTACTTGCCAATCAAACCGCTTCGTTGATAACAGCAGCAACGCATTTGCCATCACCCCAAGCGGCACACCCTCCGTCCAAGCCTTCAGCCCCTTCGCTCCGACTGCCGCATACAGCGCAGCTACTGTAGGTGGTAGTGGGTATTTTGATGGGACGGGGGATGGGCTGGTAGTAGGAAACAACGCGAACCTTGATTTAACTACGGGCGACTTTACTGTCGAATGTTGGTTCTATACAACTTCATACGGAGCGATTCGACCCCTAGTTTATAGATTTAACGGTAATGCAGGTTCGCGCAGTGATTTGCAATATGCAATAGCTCTTTCTTCTGGCGGAAATTTGACAATGGCTCCTTATCAAGGAACCACCAATTTTGATATTACATTTACTTCAGTACCACTTAATCAATGGAATCATTGTGCGTTAGTTAGAACAGGCAACACGGTGTATGGCTTTCTTAATGGCGTAAGAAACGCGACAAGCCAAAGTGTAACCGGGGCGATAAATACGAGTACATGGTCTACCTATATTGGCACATATGTTGAAGGCGGCGCTACAAGCACATATTTTGGGTACATAAGTGGCGTTCGCGTAACAAAAGGCGGCGCTCTTTATACGGGTTCTACATATACAGTTCCTACATCACCTTTCACAACAACAGTAAGCGCAGGTACAGCCCAACTACTTACCAACTTCACCAACGCTGGCATCACAGACGCTACTGCCAAGAACGTGCTAGAGACCGTAGGTAACGCTTCAATAAGTACAACACAAAGCAAATTTGGTGGTAGCTCAATGTTTTTTGATGGTACGGGGGATTATTTAACGTCGTATAACGGTGGTGACTTGTTTAGGCTTGGTACTGTTTACACGGTAGAGATGTGGTTCTACACAACGACTGTGGGCGCGGGTAATGCCGGTTTGATTAACTTTGCCACCACAATTAGCGGGAATACAGGGTTTAACCTTTACAGGTCAAGCGCTGAAATAATTTGCAACGATGGCGCAGCAGGAGGTACGGGGCCAAGTTCAGGGGCTTCGTCTGTAAGCGCAAATACTTGGACGCATTTGGCGGTCGTTTCTAATGGAACCACTACAAAACTTTATCTAGATGGTGTTGAAAAGGGGTCTTACACAGGTACGACTGGTTCGGCAAACTCCATGACCTATGTAACCATTGGCTCTTTCAACGATAAAAGTGCGCCTTTTTCTGGCTACATCGACGATCTTCGTGTAAGTCGTTTTGCTCGTTACACAGCCAACTTCACGGCTCCGACTTCAGCTTTCGCTTTGCAATAGGTGACTCATGTACTCTAAGAACGGAAGTATTCCAAAGCCAGAGACAGACGGCACAGAGGGCTGGATTGAAGTGCCTGATGCGCCTGTTGCACCTGAAGGCAAAGAGGTTGTCTGGTGGTATCCACCGGGATGGGTTATTCGTGATCCTAAGCCTATGGAGCGTGAGGGCTACAAATGGTCTTGGTCACAGTCAAGTGAGCAATGGGTTGAGTATGCGCTGCCACAGGCTTTGACTACAGAGGAAATCGTAGCCCTAACTAGTACAGACGTATCAGCATTAGTAAGTGGAGATATTGTAGCTTTAACAACATCACAGATTAGCGCATTGTAATGTTTGGATTCATACCGTTTTCGGCTGGAACGTTTGCTAGTACAGGTGATAGACCTGTATTAGCGTCTGCGTCTATTACAGCTTCGGCAACGGTATCAGGATCAGCGTTTGTAGACCACAGGGCTAATGCAGCGGTATCTGCTACTGCTACTGTTACAGCGGCTGCTAGAGCCGATTACAGCGTTAATGGGGCGATTTCTTGTGCTGCTACGGTAACTGCTGATGCTTACCGTATTGTCCACTTTAGCGGGGCTATAAACGCTTCTGCGACGGTTACAGCAAGTGGATTTAGACAGGTCTTTGGTAATGGCTCTGTTACTTGTTCTGCAACAGTAACGGCTAGAGGCAATAACACGATTATCGGCTCTGCTGCGATAACGGCAAATGCTACTGTTTCTTCTGTTGCAACAGTCATGCGTTATGGCAATGCGGCTATAACGTGTGAGGCTACTGTTACGGCAAGTGGTATCAGAACGCTAACTGGTGTTGCGTCAGTTGATGCTACGGCTGATGTAACGGCTAATGCTACGGTTTCGTTCTTCCCTGCTGCGAGTATTGCTGTTAGTGTAACGGTTACCGCTGATGGGATGATTGTTGGTGAGGAATGGTCACCACTAACACCTGAAACGAATGTTTGGACGGAACAATCTGCGAGTAATGATAGCTGGACTGCTATTACAGCGAGTTCGGATTCATGGACAAATACGAATCCAAGTTCAAATACTTGGGAATTAAAGCCTACTGGAACTGATACATGGCTACGACAAAACTAAATTTTGGAGAATGGTTGCCAGATCAGCCCGGAGTTACTGGTGCTGTGACGGATGCTAAGAACTGTTATCCCGTTGCTAACGGTTATGCGCCTTTTAGGTCTGAGGCTGATTATTCTGATGCTGCTGCTCAGGATTTGCTTATTGCGTTTGGCGGTAAGTTTTCTGGTGAGGTGGCTTTATTTGCTGCTGGAGCGACTCAGGTTTACAAGTTTGACTCGTCTGATGCTAGTCTGGATGCTGCAACTACAACAGGCTATTCAACGGTTGAGAGTTGGGATGTAACGCAGTACGGGGCAAAGATGATTCTTGCTAACGGTCAGGATAAGTTGCAAGCCTTTGAGATCGGCGTATCGACTTATTTTGCGAATCTAGCTGCTGCTGCTCCTACGGCTAAATATGTCACAGTTGTTCGTGATTTCGTTGTTGCTGCTAACGATGGAACGGATGCGAACAAGGTCTATTGGTCAGACATTAACGATGAGACGGACTGGACTCCGGGTGCAGCTTCTCAGGCAGATACGCAGATCATCCCTGATGGTGGGGACATAACAGGTCTTTCTGGTGGGGAATACGGTCTAGTATTCCTTGAACGGGCGATTTACCGTATGAGTTACACGGGTAGCCCTTTCTTTTTCCAATTCGATGCGATCTCTAGGTCTTTGGGATGTATCTCTAATGGCTCAATTGCTCAATATGGCGGTATCACGTATTTCCTAGCTGATGACGGGTTTTATTCCTGTGACGGTCAATCAGTAAAATCTATCGGTGCTGAGAAGGTCAATAGATGGTTTTTTAACCATGTAATTCCGGGCGAAATATCTACAGGAATGTCAGCCACAGTTGACCCTATCCGAAAGTTAGTTATCTGGAAATTCAATAACTCTTTCGGTGGTAAAAATCTGTTGGTTTATTCGATCAATTTGGATCGTTGGTCATACACAGACACTACAGCTAATTCTATTTCCTTTGTGCTAACGCCTTCAGCGACGTTAGAGCAGGTAGATAACTACAATTCGAGTATTGATGCACTAGAGATCCCTCTGGATTCACGGGTATTTGCTGGTGGTCAGCTACTTTTTGCGGGTGTTTCTGGGGCTAAGATTATTGCTTTCTCTGGTCAGCCTAAGACAGCGAACATTACGACAGGCGATGTAGCCATTGGACGGTCTACGGTGACTTTGGTAAGGCCAACTGTGGACGGTGGAAGCGGGTCTGTAGCGATTTCTAGCCGTGATTTGCTTAATGAAGTGGTTGAATTTGGCTCTAACGTAGCTGCTGATGCTGAAAACCGTGTTTCCATCCGTTCTAACGGTGAATATCATCGTCTAAGACTGACTCCGACAGGGGATAACTGGGAAACAGCGGTAGGAATTGACGTAGAAGTAGTCAAGCAGGGTACTCGATGAGGCAATTTCGTACATTACCGCCATTTGGAGGGGATCAGAGGGCTGTTGCTGAAGTCGTTCGTGGCATTATGGACGGAAAGACTAATAACACAGGTCTGATTACCCTAGCGACTAGCAATGCGGTTACAACTACCCTATTTGATGAGCGTATAGGCTTTGAGAGCCTGATTTTCTTCGTCCCGGTATCTGCGGCTGCTGAGGCTGATTCGGCTCCCTATGGGGCGTTTCAGGACTCCACAGACCAGACAGCGGCTAATACGACTACAGGGTACGCAGTTACCTTTAACACAACAGATTATTCCAATGGAGTTTACGTTTCCAATAGTTCTAGGCTAAACGTCAGGAATTATGGAATTTACAACATCCAGTTCTCGTTCCAGTACAAGAAC